GGAAAGTCGAAAGTATACCAAAAACATACATAAATACATTTTAAAATTTCGCTGGTAAATACTTAACAATAATAATAATATATAGTTAAATAAATCACTTTCTCAGCCAGTTAAGGCAAGTCCAGTGAATAGACAGACATAATCTAACTCCGGCTAATTAAAGCAGGGAAAGCGCATATTTCAAAGAAATAGTGGCGGATCATAAATATCCGAGATGTCTAGCTCGGTACATGATTAAATACAATACATAAATACATTTAAAAATTGCGTAATGTACGGTACACTACAGGCAGAACTGAACCACGGTTGACGGCTTCCTTGAGTTCTGTCTGTTTAACATAGGTGTTCGCGTGAAGGACGCGATAAGTATGCAGTTGTTGAACGAGAGAATCAGGGAGTGATTCCTCGTTGTAAATTGCCTCCACCAATTGGGATTTGAGTTTTAAAAACTCCTCCTCGTTATGCCAGGACGCGAAAGTTAACGCGTCATTCCACATGCCGACTAAAACGGCATAGTTGTGCTTGTGCTTCTTTCGAACCCAATTGAGTTCTCTGTATGAAGTCTCCATTGGCATCGGACAGGCTACTATTCCATCCCTGAGTACAAATGCTGATTTTAGGAAAGTTAATTCACTAATAAGTTTCAGCCTGTTCGTCAGTTCTGATTTGTCACCTGCTGTGGCCCGAAAACCCAAGTCAAACAGCACAACTCCAATATTTGCAGCATTATACCAGGACAAGGTGTTGTCGCTCACTCCCATTACAACATCGTCTCCATAAGTAAATAATGAGACGTTGTCCACCCAATCCATGACGGTGGGTGGAATTCCAAAAGCTTGTGAATGAATACGATGGAAACATATCATCAAAGCCCACTGATTTGCTACGCTATTAAGCACGTCCGTTAACCACATTCCTGATTTGTTGCCCTTGTGAGATAGGACAATACATCCGTTGATGTACTGATAGGAATGTTGCATTTCGTGGATAAGGACTGCTCGCATGCGATGCTCCTCAGGAGGGGCTCCTCTGTAATACAATTCAATAAGTTGCTCAAAATATGTATAAAAAGCTGGCGGTATAGTTGAATCAAAAGCGGCATAATCTAAATCAATTCCAAATTTAATTTTTCCTCCTTTGGTAAGCATTGTGTACAAAGCGCTCCAGTTGGCAACACGATCTAATCCAATTGCATGTCCTAAAACTACTCCTGCATTCGATC